CCAGTGTATCCAGAAGATGACGGATACGACACTCCAAAGAATCCTTATAGCCCAGTATGAGAGCAAGTGAATTTATAGTTGAAAGAAAAAAGAAACGTAAAAAGCCACGTTGGGCTGCTTACGGTCCGGGTCCTTACGGCGGTTATGGCTATGCTGTAGGTTATAGTGGAGATGGTGGAGGAGATGGTGGAGGTGTAGGAGAAAACTTTGCGGATGGCAAGAATCCTCAGGACAAAGGCGACAGCAAACGACACGGCATTAATACCAAAGCATCAGTAAGTAGTCTACGTAAAACTGCGAAACAAGGCGGGCGCAAAGGACAACTAGCGCACTGGCTAGCTAACATGAAAGCAGGTCGTGCTAAGAAGAATAAATAATAGTATGAAAATACGTGAAATTGTAGAATCAGCAACAGCAGGCGCTACCAGTGCTGGTAACGTAGCTATAGGTGCGGTATACAAAAATAAACCCGGAAAAACGGCAAAAAACAAAGACGGAACCGCAAAAAACGCATTAGATCTCAAGGGAACTAATCTGTTAACTGGTGGGTCTTTGGTAAAAAGATAAATACATAATACACTTTTAGGAATGTGAACATGGACTTCAAATCGTTAATCAGCAAAATAGAAAGTATCGACGGCAAAATCGATACTCCAAAAGCACCAGAGCTGCCAAAATCTGTGCAATTAAATGAAGACGCACAACTGCGTGTTCTAAGTGGCCGCACTACCTACGTTGCTGAAGCTAAGAAAAAAGCTGAAGAAGACGTTAAAGAAGCGGACGACATGAAAGTAGGCGATAAGAAAAACATTGCTACTGGCACTGTTGAAAAAACAAAAACAGGCATTGTTCACAAGAGCAGCAAGGCCTATGGTGGCAGTGAAGAAAAAGAAGCTGATGACGAAGACAAGCCAAAGAAAAAAGCCAAAAAAGAAAGTGTAGAACCAGAATTTAAAAGCAAATTCATGAAAATGGTAGAAGCCAAGAAAGATGAAGCTGCTGATAAGAAAAAGAAAATGGCCAAGAAAGAAAAAATGGCAGAAGGATCTAAGCCAGATTTCCTAGACCTCGACAAAGACGGCGACAAGAAAGAGCCAATGAAGAAAGCTGCCGGTGAAAAGGGCGGCGACAAGCCAGCTAGCAAGAAAGGTATGAGCGACAAGCAGGCCAAATACTTTGGTAAGAAAAATGAATCAGTAACAACTTCTAAGAAAGTAGTTGCTGAATCAGTAGAAACAAAATTATCTTTCAAACAAATGGTTCAACTGGTTCAAGAAAGTGGCGGCCAGCAACAAATTGATCCTGTAGACAAAGCTCTGTTTACATGGGCAGAGCGTGTAGCTCGTAACAAACTAGGCGAAGGCATGAAAGCAGACTTATACGCAGGGTTGGTCTATGAACGCAACGGTGGCGTATTTGAAATGTATGATGTACTAAGCGAAGCACAAAAGTAATTCAACCAAAAAGTGTTAAAAAGCCAGTCTATCATTGACTGGCTTTTTCTTTGACTATATAATAGTCGTATAGGAGAGAACAAATGTCAAAAATGTATGGACCGGAAGAAAAAGCCAAACTCGAAAGATTAATCAACGAAGGATCTAATGTGCTTCGTGAAGTAGAAGATCTCAATGAAGGTCTTAAAGAAACTGTTAAAGCTGTCGCAGAAGAATTACAAATCAAACCCAGTTGGATCAACAAAGCCATACGCATCGCACACAAAGACAATTGGAAAGACCATGAAGCAGAGTGGAGCGAGATTGAAATGATTCTCGGTGTTACTAAAAAACTTCCTGAATGAATGAATTATTAAAACCAACTTTTGATTGGATCAGAGATGACTGGCAAAGCAATCGCTTCCGTTTCGTTATTGAGCTGCTTGCTTGGGCTGTTAGTATCGGCTGCTCAATCACTATGGCGCTTACAGTTCCCAATCCGCCTTTACTTGTTTTGTATCCTATTTGGATCGCTGGCTGTGCCATGTATGCTTGGGCTGCTTATACTCGGAAATCGTTTGGCATGTTGGCTAACTACATCTTGCTAACCGCAATTGACACATTCGGCCTAGCAAGAATGCTAATTAATTAAATAAAGTAAGAAGGTAGGCGGGCCATAAACCGCACATTGGTATTTGCAAGCCTAAAATTGCATAGGAGAAAAAATGAGTTTCGTGGACGCATACTACGATCGCGACGATGACATGATACGTGTCGTTGAGCGTGACGACAAAGGGCAGAGACATTTCAAAGACTATGCTGCCAAACATATATTCTATTACAACGACCCCAAAGGCAAGTTCCAATCCATCAAGGGTGAACCTCTTAGCCGTGTAAGTTCAAAGAATGTCAAAGAACATCGCAAAGAACTTGCCATACATTCAAACAAGAAACTCCACGAGTCAGACATCAATCCTATCTATAGATGTCTAGAAGATCATTATCTCAATCAAGATGCTCCTAAACTAAATGTAGCATTTTTCGACATTGAGGTAGACTTTGATCCTGAACGGGGCTATGCTTCACCAGATGATGCATTCATGCCCATCACTGCTATCGCTGTGTATCTACAATGGATGGAGACCATGGTATGCCTAGCCATACCTCCTAAAACACTCAGCATGGCTGAAGCTACCAAGCAGGTTGAAGAATTCCCCAACACCATGCTGTTTGACAACGAAGCAGACATGTTAAACACATTCTTGGATCTTATACAAGATGCAGATGTTCTAAGTGGGTGGAATTCAGAAGGGTTCGATATTCCATACACAGTTAATCGTGTCACCAAGGTTCTCAGCAAAGAGGATACCAAACGATTTTGTCTATGGAACTGTTTGCCTAAGAAACGCGAATATGAAAAGTTCGGTAAAACTGCCACTACATATGACTTCATTGGTCGTGTGCATATAGACAGTCTTGAACTTTATCGCAAGTATACCTATGAAGAACGTCACACCTATCGATTAGATGCCATTGCCGAATATGAACTAGGTCAGAGAAAGACTCAGTATGAAGGTACACTTGATCAACTATACAACAATGACTTTAAAACATTCGTCGAATACAACATCAACGATTGTAAACTGCTAGATGATCTAGATAAGAAACTGAAATTCATCGACTTAGCTAATACTATTGCACACGAAAACACAGTGCTGTTAGCAACTACTATGGGTGCGGTGGCTGTGACTGAACAAGCTATCATCAACGAAGCTCACCGCAGAGGTATGATAGTTCCTAATCGCAAAAAGATGGAAGAGCACGGAGACACGCAGGCTGCTGGGGCTTACGTTGCATATCCTAAGAAAGGTATACATGAGTGGATTGGCTCTCTTGACATTAACAGTCTCTATCCTAGTGCTATTCGGGCTTTGAATATGGGTCCTGAAACCATCGTGGGTCAGTTGAGACAGGATGGAACCAAGGATTTTATTGCAGCAGAAATGTCCAAGGGCAAGTCATTTGCATCAGCATGGGAAGGTATATTTGGTAGTCTTGAATATTCTGCCGTGATGAACAGAGAAGTAGGTCGTGAAGTCACTGTTGATTGGGAAGGTGGTGGTTCGGATACGCTAAGTGCGGCTCAGGCCTATGATCTTATATTTGACAGCAACCAACCCTGGATGATCTCAGCTAACGGCACTATATTCACATATGAAACTGAAGGAGTGATATCAGGACTGCTGGCTCGTTGGTATAAAGAACGTAAAGAAATGCAGGCCAAGCTCAAAGAATGTATCCAAGCTGGCAACAAGATTGAAGAAGAATACTGGGACAAACGACAGTTGGTCAAGAAGATTCTGTTGAACAGTCTCTATGGTGCGATTTTAAATCCAGGCTGTAGATTCTTTGATAACCGAATCGGACAGTCAACTACACTGACCGGCCGGCAAATTGCCAAACACATGGCATCAAAAGTAAACGAAATTATCACTGGAGAGTATGACCATATTGGTCGAGCAGTAATCTACGGTGACACAGACTCTTGTTATTTTTCAGCGTATGCTACCCTGAAAAAAGACATTGAGAAAGGTCTGATTCCCTGGAACAGAGAATCAGTGGTCGAACTTTATGATACTATAGGAGATACAGTCAATGGCACATTTGTCAAATTCATGCAGGACGCATTTCATGTTCCTCGAACCAGAGCCGAGGTCATCAAAGCAGGTCGCGAGATTGTTGCAAGCAAAGGACTGTTCATTACCAAGAAGCGATATGCAGTGCTCTACTACGACAAAGAAGGCAAACGAGCAGACACAGAAGGCAAACCAGGCAAGATCAAAGCCATGGGCCTTGACCTCAAGCGTTCAGATACCCCGGTTGTTATACAAGACTTCTTGAGTGAGGTGCTGACTAAAACTCTAACCGGTGTGACCAAAGAAGAGATACTGCAATATATCACTGATTTCCGCACAGAATTTAAAACTCGACCGGGTTGGGAAAAGGGCTCGCCTAAACGAGCTAAC